TCCTCGTACATGATGAATCGGGGAAGTGGGAGAAGCCCAACAACATCCTCAACAACTGGAGGGTCACGAAAACCACATTAAGGTTAGGTAGTAGAATTATCGGTAAATGTATGATGGGTTCAACCTCTAACGCTTTAGATAAAGGTGGTAGAAACTTTAAAAAATTATATGATGAATCAGATGTTACTAAACGAAACCGCAACGGACAGACTAGTTCGGGATTATATAGTTTGTTCATACCTATGGAATGGAACTACGAAGGCTACATTGATTCTTATGGCATACCTGTCTTCGACACTCCCGACACAGAAGTATTTGGACCACAAGGCGAGTCTATCGACCTTGGAGTTATTGAGTACTGGGAAAATGAAGTTGAAGGATTAAAAGATAATCAAGATGCTCTAAATGAATTTTATAGACAGTTTCCAAGAACTACTAAACATGCTTTTAGAGATGAATCTAAGTCATCTTTATTTAATCTAACTAAGATATATCAACAAATAGATTATAACGAAGATGTTAATAATAAAAAACTAGTTACTCAAGGTAATTTTTTATGGCAAAATGGAATTAAAGATAGCAGAGTAATATTTGCACCTAATCAACAAGGAAGATTTTATATATCTTGGATACCTGAGTCAAACTTACAAAATAGATATATAGAAAAAAACGGAATAAAATATCCTGGCAATGAACATATAGGCGCTTTTGGTTGTGACCCATATGACATATCAGGTACAGTAGATAAGCGAGGCTCTAATGGTTCTTTACATGGATTAACTAAATTTAGTATGGAGAACGCACCTGCTGATCAATTTTTTTTAGAATATATAGCTAGACCACAAACAGCTGAAATATTTTTTGAAGATGTTTTAATGGCTTGTATATTTTATGGTATGCCTATACTAGCTGAAAATAATAAACCAAGACTTTTATATCATTTTAAAAGAAGAGGATATAGAGGTTTTGCTATGAATAGACCTGATAAAATATGGAATAAATTATCAGTAACAGAAAAAGAAATAGGTGGTATACCAAACTCTAGTGAAGATATAAAACAAGCTCATGCTGCTGCTATTGAATCTTATATAGAAACAGCTGTAGGTTTTAATGGTGATAGTTATGGAAATATATATTTTCAAAGAACATTAGAAGATTGGGCTGCTTTTGATATAAATAATAGAACAACACATGATGCTTCTATTAGTTCTGGTTTAGCTCTAATGGCTTGTAATAAAAATAGATATGCACCTGTTAGTAGAAGAAAACGTGAACCAGTAGATTTAGGAATTAAAAAATATGATAATCGAGGTTCGTTATCAAAAATAATTAAGTAAATGAATATATACGCAAATCCAAATAGTGCTTTTCCTAGCCAGACAGTCTCTGATGCTGAAAAATCTTCAGAAGAATATGGAAGACAAGTCGCGCAAGCTATAGAAGGTGAGTGGTGGCAACAAGGTGGTAACGGTACAAGATTTGCTACTTCATATAATAGGTTTCATAGTTTAAGATTATATGCAAGAGGTGAACAATCTGTTCAGAAATATAAAGATGAATTAGCTATTAATGGTGATTTATCATATTTAAATTTAGACTGGAAACCAGTGCCAGTTATATCTAAGTTTGTAGATATAGTTTCAAATGGTATGAATAATAAGCTTTATGAAATAAAAGCTTACGCTCAAGATCCTCAATCATTAAAAAAGAGAACAGCTTATGCTGATGCTATTTTAACTGATATGATGGCTAAACCTTTTTTACAAAATCTTGAAGGTACGTTAGGTGTAGATAAATTTCAAACAGATAAAACTAAATTACCTGAAAGCGAGGAAGAGTTAGATATTCACATGCAGTTGAGTTATAAGCAGAGTGTAGAAATAGCTGAAGAAGAAGTTATAAATAATACTCTTGAAAGAAATAGATTTGATAATATAAAGAAAAGATTTAACTATGATCTTGTTACTTTAGGTATCGGTGCTTGTAAAACATCTTTTAATCAAGCTAATGGAGTTAATCTAAAATATGTTGATCCAGCTAATTTAATATATTCTTACTCAGAAGATCCTCATTTTGAAGATATATACTACGTTGGTGAAGTAAAACAATTAACTGTACCTGAAATAGCTAAACAATTTCCTAATTTAACTCAAGAACAGTTAAAAAGAATAGAGCAAACTAAAGGTTATAATAAAGACAGGGTTAGTCTATATGGTTATAATTCTTACGATCCTAATACTGTTTCTGTATTATTTTTTGAGTACAAAACATATAATGAACAGGTATTTAAAATAAAACAAACTGATACTGGTTTAGAAAAAGCTTTAGAAAAAACAGATTTATTTAACCCTCCACCAAATGATAATTTTGAAAGAGTAGCTAGAAAAATAGAAGTATTATATGAAGGTGTAAAAATACTAGGAAATAACGAGTTAATTAAATGGGAATTATCTGAAAACATGACAAGACCTTTTGCAGACAACGCTAAGGTTGAGATGAGTTACACTATCTGTGCACCACGTATGTATAAAGGTAGAATTGAATCTATAGTAAGTAAAATAACTGGTTTTGCTGACATGATTCAAATAACTCATTTAAAACTACAACAAGTTATTGCTCGTACAGTTCCAGATGGTGTTTTCTTAGACATGGACGGTTTAGCAGAAGTTGATCTTGGAAACGGTACAAATTATAATCCAGCAGAAGCATTAAACATGTATTTCCAAACTGGTAGTATAGTTGGTAGATCCATGACTCAAGAAGGTGATATGAACCCAGGTAAAGTTCCTATTCAAGAATTACAAACATCAAGTGGTCAAGGTAAAATACAAAGTTTAATAGCTACGTATCAATATTATTTACAATTAATTAGAGATTGTACAGGTTTAAATGAAGCTAGAGATGGTAGTATGCCAGAAAAAGATACGCTTGTAGGATTACAAAAAATGGCGGTTAACGCTTCTAATACAGCCACTAGACATTTAATGCAAGCTAGTTTATGGCTAACTGTTAGAACTTGTGAAAATATTTCTTTAAAAATAGCTGATTCATTAAGAAATCCTTTATTATTAAACTCTGTAAAAAGCTCTATATCTACATACAATACAGCTACTTTATCAGAAATAAGTAACTTACCACTACATGATTTTGGTATTTATTTAGAACTTGAACCAGAAGAAGAAGAAAAAGCTAGATTAGAGCAAAATATTCAAATGGCTATACAGCAAGGTGGTATAGATTTAGAAGATGCTATTGATATTAGAAGAATTAAAAACTTAAAATTAGCTAATGACGTTTTAAAACAAAAACGTAAAGCAAAACAAAAAAGAGAGCAGGAGATGCAAATGCAAATGGCTCAATCTCAAGAGCAAGCTAAAGCAGCTTCAGCTCAAGCTATTGCTGAAGCAGAAATGCAGAAACAACAAGCTCTTACTGCTTCTAATGTACAGTATGAACAAGCTAAAAATCAAATGGCTATTCAAAAACTAGAATATCAAGCAAAGCTTGAACAACAAAAAATGCAACAACAACATATGTTTGACATGGAGTTAAAGAAAATGGAAGTTGATGCTATGAAAGAAAAAGAATCTTTTATCGAAGATCGTAAAGATAAAAGAACTCGAATGGAGGGTACTCAACAAAGTGAGATGATAGATCAAAGAAATAATGATCTTATGCCTATAAATTTTGAGCAAAAACAAGGTATGTAAATACCAATTACTAATTTTATAATATTTTATTATGTCAGAAAAAGAAACAAAAAAGCCTGAGGTGACTCAAGAAGTCAAGTCAGAAGGCGGTGATATGAAGATTAGATCAAAGCCTAAAAAATTTACTGCTAAAAGTGAACCTGTAAAGGTTGATTTAAGAAAAGATCCTAATGTAAAAGTTGAGGAACCAGTAAAAGTAGAAATTAAAAAAGAAGACAATGCCATTCAAATCGGAGAAACAAAGGAAGTACCTGTGGGCGACAAACCCGAAGCTAGCAAGAAAGTGGACGGAGAAGTACGGGTCAGCGATACAAATGAAATACAAAAGTCCGAATCGCCTATTGTCGAGCTTAATAAAGAAGAGCAAAAAGAAATAAAAAAAGTAGAACAGAAAATTGCTGAAGCTAAAAGAGATGAGCAAGTATTAGGTAGACAATTACCTGAGAATATTGAAAAACTTGTTACATTTATGGAAGACACAGGTGGTACTGTTCAAGACTATGTAAGGTTAAATCATGATTATTCTAAAGTTGATGATGAAGCTTTACTTAGAGAATACTATAAAAATACTAAGCCACATCTTACTCATGATGAAATTTCATTTGTAATGGAAGATCAATTTACGTATGATGAGGACGTTGATGAAGAGCGAGACATCAGAAAAAAGAAACTCGCTAAAAAAGAAGCGGTTGCAGAAGCCCGTGGTCATTTAGAAGACTTGAAAAAAAGGTATTATGACGAGATCAAATTAAGACCTGGAGTAACTCAAGAACAAAAAAAGGCTATGGATTTTTTTAATCGCTACAACCAAGAACAAGAAATAGCTTCGCAACAACACGAAACGTTTATTAACGACACTAAAAATTATTTCTCTGATGAATTCAAAGGTTTTGATTTCGAAGTTGGAGAAAAAAGATTTAGATATGGTGTTAAAAATGTTAATGATGTTGCAGAGAATCAATCAAATTTAAACAACTTCGTCGGGAAGTTCTTAGACAATGAAGGAAACGTTAAAGATACGAAAGGTTATCATAAGGCTATATATGCTGCACAGAATATAGACAAAATAGTAAATCATTTTTACGAACAAGGGAAAACTGATGGAATTAAAACCGTGGTAGACGGTTCAAAGAATATTTCTAATGAACCACGTCAAACTCAAGGTGATATTTTTATCGGAGGTCTTAAGGTTAAAGCTATAGATGGTGTAGATAGTTCAAAATTGAGAATTAAAAAAAGTAAATTTAACAATTAAAACTATTTAAAATGAGTGTATTAAGTCCTCAGTTCGGAAATTTAGTACCTACTCCCAGATTAGAAACATTAGCTTCAAATTATTTGAACTTTGCTGATGGGGGTGGAAACGATTTCGCGCAACAATATCTACCTGAAATTTATGAAGCCGAGGTAGAACGTTATGGAAACAGAACGATTGG